TCATTACCATAACCTGAAATCCTTGCAGCAATAATGAGAGCATTCTTGTCCCCTACCAACATTTGATCTGGCGTTAATCTTTGATCAACTAAAACAGATTGCAAGAACCTGTCAATTGCTACGCCTTGCTTAAGTAAGGTTTTAGATGAAAGAATATCTTCTTCTTTCGCTGTCATATGTCTAATCTCAACTGCTTCGACACCATGCAAAGGATGTCCAGCAGGATAGAATTTACCCTTTGACGGAATCTCAACAAATTCTGTTGGTGAAACAAAGTTCAATCCCGTTTGCCCCATTTGTGAAAGAGAAGGGGCAGGGCTGTCAGGTTGTTCGACAGCCCCTGTTCTCTCGTCGTTATTTCTCATTTAACCTCCAAAGAGAATGTAATTTTATTTTTAATCTTGTCTAGTAGGTACAGATCCAAATGGTTGTTCATAACCACCATTCAAACCTTTTGGTTGTCTGTCTGAACTAACATCAAGTGATCCATAAACAGGAGCAACCTTAACATCATTCAACTCAGCATAATCATAACGAAGTTCAACAGTGATTTCAGTCAAATCATCGCCTTCATAATCCAATTCACTGAATTCAATTTTCTTGATCCAAGCATTATGAAGAGTCCATTTTTCCAACACTGTTCCTTCATCATTATATCCATTAGCACCAGAGTTATTTACTCTGCCATTATCAGCACCAAAACCTGTGTTTCTAGGATTTTGTTGATTGTCAGCTCCACCACCACCAAGCATTTCGATGCTAACGATTCCAAGAGCACTAACAGCACCGTTCTTCGTTAAAGATTGAGTCGCTACTAACTCATCTTTAGGAAGGGCATAACCACCAGCGTATAACATTTGTTTAAGTGTTTCTGCTGCATCAGGCGAAGCAGTATCCACAATAGTAAAAGATACAGTGTTATAAGTTACACGTCCTGGAAAATAGAAAGTGTGATTAATAAATTTATGTTCTGCTTCTGCCACTTCAAATGTTGGGCGATTAACTTTTTTGATAGTCCAAGAAGGAATACCATTAATACTGAGTAACCATCTAAATTTACGTTTAGGTTCTACGATTTTATCATTCCAAAAAGCCATTTATAATTCCTCCTAATAAATTTGAATATTTGTTTTTCATAGTAAATAGTGGGAGTAAAAGTAAACGACTAATACTCCCAGCATATTTATTTTTTAATCATCAAAAGATGCACCTTGATTTGTTACGATAAAATCAATAGCAATAAATTCAACAGCTTTAGTTGGTTTAACATAAATTTTAGCGTACATAGTGTTTCTATCAATTAAGTCTGCAGTTGTAGTAGATTTATCCAATACAACTTTGAAGTCTTCCAAGCCGAAACCTGTTTTGATAGAATCCAAGAAAGGAGCAACTTGAGAAGTAAATCTAGCCCAAGTAGCAGAAACATTAGGTTCAAACACAAGTGTAGAAGCAATGTTAGAAATTCTTTTCTTGATATAGATCATCAATCGACGAACATTGATGCGATCCAATGCTGAAGGAGTTGCTTGCAATGTTTTTTGTCCAAAGATTACAATACCTTCTGCTGGGAATTGAGCAATTGGGTTAATGTTGTTTTCATACAAAGAATCACGTTCTTTAGAAGATAATCTTTGAGAAACACCAACCACTGGCAATCCACCACGTCCTTCACTCAAACCACCTCTTGTAAAGCCTGCAGGAGCAAACCATACTGCTTGTGTTGCTTGTCCATAAGCCATAGCACCAAGAGCAACTACAGAAGGAGGACACCAAGTTGGCAATCCAGTAATAGGAGCACGAACTTGAACCCAAGGATAATAAGTTGCTGCATAAGAAGAATTATATCCTTTTTGACGAACAGCATTAACTGCAACAGATACTTTATTGCTTGAAGAAGCATCATTTCTTTCTGCTTCAGAAACAACAGAAGATTCATGTCGTGGAGTATATGCATATGGAACATCAATAATAGCCAATGCATCTCTACGTCTCTCACAAGTATTGATCATGTGATCTGTTACACCTCCATCTGTAACACCTGGAACTGTAATGATGTTCATATCTACTAATTCTGGATCAGCAACTGTATCAATTGCTCTCATAAGAGTATATTTCTCATATGATCTTGTAGTTGTTGCACCGTTTAATAGACGATTATTAATCAAAGGCTCCATTTCTGTAATGTCTAAACCATCAAAACCACCATAAAGAGGCATTGTGAACTTATCATACCCAGCAGAGATCAACGCATCTGAAGAAGATACAGCAGTCCAAGATTTATTATCTGCTCTAGAGCCAGACTTATAAACAAATCCAGTTTGCGGAATCGCAGGATCAGCAGCACCAGAAACATCATCAAGAGAGAATACAAAAGAATATTCCATATCACCTCTTGTATCCCAAGAACCAGAAGACAATAATGCAGTCTTAACTTTCATCAAGTCATAATTTGTGTCACTGAACAAAGCGCTACCTGCTCTAGATAAATCTACACCAAAATAACGATCAGTAGGATCTGAAAGTGATGATAATGAAGCAGAGCCAACCAATTTCTCTGAAGGCCATTGTAAAGATGCAGTGATATCAGACATTGAACCAGAAGCCAATAAAGCACCAGTACCTTTAACTGTAATATTGCCACCATCAAGAACATATGAAGAAGCAGAAAGTGATTGAATCCAAGCAGAATCACCGTCGCCATCAGCACCATTACCTTGAATCTCAACAGTTCCTGGCTTTGGCATACCAAAGAATCCAAATGGAACTAACTCAGGAGCAATTGCACCTTCATCAACTTCAGAAGCCATTTCAACACGAATAAACTTACTTGCGTTAGCATAAGATCCATGATAACGATATCTTTTTTCTGTATCACTCCAAGAAACATGTTGATCACCAATTCTTGCAGCAATATAATTTGGAGATGATGGATTCAAATTTAGTCCAGTAAAAGATTCTACAGGAGCAACAGCTGCATCACTATCATTAATTTTACGAATTTGAACATCAAAAGTCCCATAAGGATCGGCATTAGAAGCAGGGTTTGGAAATCTAATATTTCTAATAGAGATTTTCAAATTTCTTTGTGTCCATTCACCTTCTTCCAAAGAAGCAAATCTAAACAATTTTTGCATATTTGCTGGATCAAATGCGGCAACATCTGCAGAAGTATCTTGAGAGATTACCCAACCAGTTTTAGAAGGTTGCGCAGCAAATGTATGAGGAGCATACAAGCTAGAACCAGAAACCATTGGAGCAACAAAGGCAAAAACATTAGTAGCACTGTCAATCAAATTTTTAACATTTTCTTCAAAAGTTTCTCCTAACCAATACTTAGCTGCATTTCTAGAACCTGCAGCAACAACACTGGTATTTGTGTTGTGAGGAGTGGTATTAAAAACTTTACGAATAAACAATCTAGATGCTGGATCAAAATTGAAAGTAGCAGCTTTTTCTTCTGTCATACCAGAAGTATCATCACCAGAACCAGATAAGATTAATGCTTTAAATGTCTTGTCTGTTGATTTGATATATGTACAAGCAGCCTGTCCTGCTGTTGCACTAGTACCAATAGTACCAGAGAGAACAACACCAACATTTTCTTTTGTGTAGAAAATTGCCCCAAGAGTACCTGTAACTTCTTTAGCAGCACCAGAAGGAACTAACCAAAGTCCCCAAGCACCACCTTCTCCGTTAGCGGACGCACCAGAAACTGTCCATCCTGCTTCTCCATAGCCTGCCTCAGCATTTTCAGATTGTTTTCCAACCAAACGCATAATAGTAGCACCACCTTGATTAGCAAGCCAAGCATTAGCAGCAAAAGCAGCATAGGAAGGTGCAGAGAAATTTCCATTTCTCGAAATATCACCAGACTCTCTACCAGTGATAGGATCACCAAAGATTTCTGTTAAATCAGAAAGTGAGTCCACCTTAACGGGGCGCATTGTTGGGCCTCGTTGAAAACGTCCAATAATTAATGGGCCGGGTTCAGCAGAAGGACGAGTTCTGCGAGATTGATCAATTTCAGCAACCTGAACACCGGGAGATACAAATCTAAATTTATCAATTGACATGTCATTTTCTCCTTTGTAAACAGTCATAGTTTTAAAAAAACTTTCATAGTAAATAGTGATAGTCTGTTTCAAAAGAAATACTAAAATATTTTATTCTTTATAGAATGGATCTGTTCCTGATTTATTTCTTCTTTCTATCGTATCAGATATAGCAACTCTTTCTCTTGACACTTTTACATCAACAATACTTTCATATGTCTTAGAAATGTTCGAATTTTCATTAGCATCCCCACCAATCAAGTAACCAAGAACATCAATGTTAATAGTTGTGTTGAATATTCTTTCTTCCTCATCTAATTTTGCTGCGTTATTTTCATTTGAAAATGAATTATCAATAAATCCTTCAAACAAATGATTGTCTTGAGTTAAAGTAAAATATTTATTGTTTCTTCCTAATCTAGAATTAGCTGCGATAAAAGGAGTTATTAAC